TCAATGTCAGCGTTGTCGCCACTTGTTGTTAAGTTAATTAAGTTATCATTAATACCTGATTGTGTAATATCAACATCAGCTGTACCACCTGTATGAGTGTGTACCAATGTGTGACCATTAACATCACCATCACCATCTATGTCTATTAAGTAATTATTAGTATCACCATTTACTGTAATTGTTAATATAGCACTTGTACCATCAATAGTAGCAGCTATTGTATTTGAATCAGAGCCTGTATTACCAACAATATCAACATCAGCATTTGAAGCGTCTGAAGTTTCGCCAATATCTAAATCAATATCGTTTGAGTTACCTGTAAAGTTAACTACAGCATTGACAGTTCCACATGATGAGTTACCGTTTGTACTGTCACAATTTAAATCAACATCATTTGAGTCACCTTGTAAATTTATGACACCTGTATATGTCGCACCGTTGATTTGATATGTGATAACATTCGAGTTACCAACTTGGTCTATATTCAAACTTGTTGTTGCGCCAGTTGAAGCTGATGATGTTGAGCTATTACCTATTGTATTATTTTCACCGTCTTGTAAAATATCTAAAGTTAAACTTGCACCAGATTGAGTAACATAAATGTCATTCGCCAATATTGGAGAGGTAATCATAAACATAACAAACATAACGAAGCTTATTATTGTTTTCATAGTTTCTTATCCTCCTGGTTCTAGCCTCTTATAGCGTTGCTATGAACCTTTGGTATTTCTATTTCCTTCTCTTTATATTTCCAAAAACCTTGTTTCTCACCTGATTGTATCAGTTGTAAAACTGCAAACTCGATAGCAGTCCGTATTGCATAGTTAACAGGTTCGTTTACGGCCACGCCTGTTTCTAATTCTAACGCTTTTGTACCCATGTCTAAAAACCTGAATACATCTCCACCACTAGAATGACTAGCAATGGTTTTAGTTACATTAGTTGTCAATAATATTTCACCAGTTTGTACTGATACAATTCTCATTGATACAGTTACCTGGTCTACTCTATATTGCTCACTCAAACCTATGCCAAAATATCTTGCACCTTGACCACCTGATTGTGTGTTACTATCGTAACCTACAATACCACCTTCAATTATCAAGCCTGCAAATAACATTGGCTTTAAAACTTGTTTTATTTCTTGTTCACCATCATATAAATCTCTTGTACTTCTAATCAATTGTCTTTCTTTGACAAGATTGTCTAAACCATTTCTTTCGACAACTTGAAACCATGTACCATTTGATACAGATTTCAAAGCATTAATTACAAATACATCACTACCTTGTGTTACGGCAGTTGATAGTTGAGAAAACTTTGTACTTGGTTTTCTCTGACCTGTTAAGTCTGTAAACCGATAGACAGCAATACTAATTTGTGGTTGGTCTAACTCCGGTAAATCTTTTAATAATTCATGCGTAGGAGTACCTTCTACATAAGGCATACTACCTTTAAAAGTGCTAGTGTTTTTCGAAGTTGTAGAGGCACAACTTGACAACACTATTCCCATAATTATTACCAACAATGCTTTTAGCATTAATCTCTCCTTGCGTCTTCTTTACCATCAGCTCTACTAATTCTTTCTTCATCTTGCCTTAAATTTAAGGCATCTGAAATCTGTATGTCTAATTTAATCATATCATTATTCATATTCTTAACTCTATTCTCTAATCCCATAATGATACCGTGCATACCAGAAACTTGGCCTACGACAGATTCTAAAATGTATTTTATAATTAAGAAGATGAAAAAACCCATAACAACCGAAGCGGCTACGGGCAATCCAAATTTAACTAGTATATCAAAAAATAATTCCATACTAGAATACAAAATCTCCTATTGGCACACTCATACTTGTAACTGTGCCATCTTCAGCCGTAATGGTTAATGTAATAATCTCTGTTGTGGTATCTTTGACCCAATATATGGTCGCACCCTCAATCTCTGAGGTACCACTTGTTGGACAAGTTGTTGTACTTGAATCACAACTTGTACCAAACATATTGTCAACCAGCTGTTTAGACAGGTTGGCATAAATTCTACTTTCCACATTAGCAATAAACTTGTTAATTGTGGTGTTTTTTTCTGCTCTTTCAGCGGCCGCAGCTGCCGATTTAGCGTCATCTATATTTTTCTGTTTTCTTTGTTCTTGTAACTGGTCGACAGAAAGCACATGGTTTGAATAACCGTCACCACTAAAGGCTGGGTTTTTAAAGCCATGTACCAGTTCGGATGCTAGTATTTTTGTATTCAGGAGAGTTAATGTAAGTGCCACTACTAACATCATTGTTTTAAATGATGTTTTCATACTACTATTTATAAGATAGTGTCATTGGATTGACACTTATTATTTGACTATCGGCTATGTCAGGAGGTTGACTATGTTACTTTTTTGACTTTGTTCTCTTTTCGTTCTCACGCACGGTCAATATGGTGTTTAACTTTGAGCGTAAACGAATTAAGTCATTGTCCAGCATACGAATTCTGTCTATGAGACCAATTAGCACACCATTCATTTCACCTAATTTTACTTTAATCTGTGTGGTAATATATATGTAAATAAAATAAACAAACCAACCTAGACCTATAGCGGCCAATGTTGCAAATCCATATCTGTTTAAAATATCAACAATATCCATTACTCTTTAGTTTCTTCTTCGCTCTCATAATATTCTTTATACTTGTCTAATAAAGCATTAGTTTCTACTAATTTATTTCTAATCTGAGCAAAGTTCTTTGCTAATAGTTCAAAGTCTTTATCTGTTAATCCCCATAATACCGGGTCAATACCATCAGCCTCTAATTTAGCAAACACTTCAGCTGCATTTTCACTGGTAATAATATGCCAATGAATTTGTTCCATTTGTAATGGAGTTGGTTTTTCTAAATTAAGTTTAGCTCTAGGTACTTCTTCTTTAAATATACTTAACTCTTTTACTCCAGCACAACTAGTAAGGAATATAGTTAGGGTTAGCAATAGAAGGACACTCTGTATTGATTTCAGACTTCTTCGTAGCATTAATCTCTTTCTCCGTCAATGGTGAACCACTTGCGATTTCTATACATCTGTTAGCTTTTACACTAGCAGCGTTAGTAATTCTCTCAATTGATTTTGGTTTTTCAATTGCAAGTAAACCAACATCTCTGTTTTTCTTATTAAATCGTTTATCTAAATCGGCAAAATCTGTTTTTAGTTTGCCAATTAGTTCGTTCATTTCTTTGTTAGCCACAAGTATGGCCTCAAAATCTTTTTTTTGATTTTCAATTAGTGTTTTTTGGTCAGCGATTGCTGATTCCATTTTGATAGCGTTTGCTTTTAAAATTGCATTATCTTTTTGCAACTTCAAAACATAGAAGCCACCGCCGGCTAAGGCGGTGACTATAAGTCCTATAAAAAATAATCTAATTCCCATCAGGTCAGTCCTTTTTTACTATGGATATAATACCCCATATCACAGCTGCCCATGCCAACATATTGACAAACGGACCTCCTAATATAATCATAGCGCCTAAGCCAATCAAGGCTGCGCCTGACCAACTTGACATTTCTTTTACTCTATCTACTATCCAGTTCATACTTGAACCTCCTTTTTGTATTTAAATCTTAGCGTTGACTTTACGGTGTTTATTCCACGCCATAAAACCACCTAGTCTTAACGACCAGTATGCTAAGTAGTTCATAAGATAGAAACCATTTACTTCAATATTAATATCTCTAAAGATTTCGTCTGCTCTTTTTTGAGATATAACACCCATGGTATCTTTCTTATTTAACATTAATAGGGTTTGATACTTGTAAGCATAATCATGTACAAGACCGCCTATTAATAGTACGCCAACCGGTGATAAAAAAGTATGAAGAAACTTCGGAATTGAAGCACCATCAAATTTAAAACCTGCCGGAATGACATATTTTTTACCCTCTATTTGAAAGTCAAAATCTTTTACGATTTCCCAATGTCTAGTTCCTAATAACCACATTAGTATGCCTTTCCAAAAACCTTTACCTTTTGTTTTAATTGGTATCGGTTTCATATGAGGAAAATTTGTATATTTAAAATTTACTCTATTGTTATCTATCTTCTTATCAAATAGGTTGATAACAAAACCTAATATTATTAAGGCAATTAGTATTGACCATTGCCAGAATTTCATCGCTAAAGCTATTACTAATTCCATATTAGTCCTTCTTTTTTGTTTGATTTATATATGTTTGATAGACTTTATGAGCTGCGCCTAAGTCTTTTTTCTTTTGTGGGTCTTTTGCCCTTTGACTTGCCACTTTTGCTCTTTGTGACATTGCAATAGCAGCTTGTATTTTATGTGCATGGGTTTTACCTGAACCTTTAATTTTATTTATAGATTCTCTTGCCTTAGCGGCGTCTGTAAAACCTAATCCATGAATTGTACCTTTTGGATTTTCGTCTGTATATAAGTCGGAATGTTTATCTGAACCAGCCTTTTGGCCTGGTTTTCTTGCTATTCTAGGATTTTTATTTGCGTGTAAACCTACACCTCGGCTATCTTTACCAGCCTGACCTTTTGGTGGTAAATCTCCTAAACTTGCAATAGGTTCAATGTTATCATAGTTACCTAATCTAACACCGCCTAGATATTCTTTAAATGTCTTTGGCATATTTCGATTTGAAAGATTTATGTTCTTTCTCCTCAACAAACTCTACTTTGTTTTCAATACCAGATAATCTATCAACTGCTTCGTCAATCTTATCTAGTTTATCTAACACACCTTTTAAAACCACATTGTTATTATCATTGTCTTCTTTAATTTTACCTGACATTTTTTTCATAATAATATCCATAAGTTTTGCTGGCACTTCATCTTTTTTCTTTTTCTTGCCTGCATTAGGAGCCATATCAACTCCGCCATGTGCTACAGCATTTGTTGGTGCGTCTTCATCCATTTTATTGATGATTTCATCCATCATTTCTTTATAGTGTTTTGGCATAATCGTACTCCGATACCAGTTCATTATCTTTTTCATACACACTTATACCAAAACAAGTCATGTATGGTTCTTCGTTAATATCTGGTATTTCTCTAACTTCGTTTAACATTTCTTCAAATAAATTTTCATCTTTTAAATGTTTGATAACTGTTTGTTCAATTAAAGTCTTATGTTGTGCATAAGATTTATCTTCTTTAATTAATAAGGCTAAGGCAACGGCAAACGAGCCTAATCTACTACCTAAACCAACTTTTTGTAAAATTCGTTTTAGGTTAAAGACAAATCTATGTAAGAGGGTATATGATTTTCTTTCTTTCTCTAATTTAAGAGATTTATATTTCTTTAATACTTTACCTTTGTCGTCAATAATACCAAACTTATATGCCTCTTGTTTTTCAAAAGGTGTTACAAGTAGTTTGACCACTCTGTAAGTTATTAAAAAATCTATTCCTCGACTTGCCATTATAGTTCCTTTAGTCCTTCACTTATCTTTTTATCTTCATTGACATCATTGAGTTCATGTGGATACAAATAGTCTAGGTAAACTAAAAATGATTTTAATGCCGGCCAGTATGGTTTATCTATCTTAAACAATAGAAGTGTACACGCTGATTCTACACCAAAAACATTATTTAAAACTATGATATGGTTTAATACCAATCTTAGCTTAAGGTTACCTGTAACCTTGTATTTACGAAAGAGCCGTTTAAGATATTTAAATCTTTTAACATCATCATAAAATTCCTTATCCTTTTCCAAGGTTGGATTATCATAATTACTTTGTGCATAAAGTAACCAATTGTCCTTCGTAATCTCTCTGAACATCATTACTCCAGTTTAGTATTAAACTAACTTGGCGTAAACTTTAGATGAACCTGTATTTAAGGTTTCATAAGTTACTTCTAACTTTAATCCACCTTCTTTTCTATGAGATATTCCATCATCATTTAAATCGGCACCATCCAAGTCTTTACCAAATCTACCGCCGAATTGTTTTACTTCAGCAGTTACTTTACCGTTATCACCTGTCATTTCTACTGGACTAATTTCTAATCCAATTGTTTTTAGTTTGTTTGCTAATGCTTCAATTGCAGCTTTAGGGTTTAAATATTCCTGTTCAGCAATAGAACCAACAAAAGCATTTACTCTTTTAAGGATTTCTGCGTTCTCAATGTTGTGTGCGCCAATATTACTGTCTTCAACAGAATTAGCAGTTTCAACACCTACACCGTCTATCCCTTCTTTAAGCATTTGTTTAAATGTTTTCATTTTTTTCCTCTTACTTATATTTGTCTGATACTTTTTTGTTACCATCGCTTCGGGGTATCAAACCCTTAGCTTTAAGATGTGCAATATCTGTAAAACCAGCCTTACCTGCTTTGTGCCTTTTCATGGCGTCAGCAGTATTAGGTGGTGTTTCTTTCAAAACATCTTCCTCGAAATCGTTTAAGTTTTGTTCTTTTACAAAAGTCTTAAATTGTTTCATTAACTTGTCGCTAAATTAAGCGCCTTCTCTTTTTCGTCAGGCATTTTAGTTGTTTCTTCCGACATCTTAATTAGTTTGTCCACTTGTTGAATAGCACCGTGTACAGCATTCAAATTACTTTTCATTTGAATTAACTCAGCGTCAACTTGTTTAATTCTATCTTTAAGAGCTTCAAAATCTTTTACTAAAACATCTCTTTCGTTTTGCAAATCAGTTGTGTTTATAGACATTATATAACTCCTCTATTAAGCGATTGTTGGTACATTACCACCAATTACATACCATTTTGAATTTTTAAAAATACATACTGCACTTTCGCCTGGAGCGTCAAGTGTAATAGTTGAATTTGAAAAATTTGCTGGTGTAATTGTGATTGCATTAGTACCAGATGTAGATGTATTTACAATAATCTTTACTTGACCATCTGAACCATCTGCTAAAGCACAACTATGTGTAGCTGATGTTGCGTTAATCTCTGTTACTGCTGATGTTACATCAACTGCTGTAGTTGTAGAACCGTCTGCTGTAATTGTTTGAGAAGTTTGTTTTAAACCTAGCCAACTTGGAATGTTATTAAAAACATCTTCAGCTGCTACTTTTTTATTTACTGGTGTTCCGCTTGGGTCATCAACCACATGGAACAAATCAGCACTTGCTAAATTATCGCCTAAGTCTGTTAAGGCGGTTACTTTTTTATCTGCCATTTTTTTCTCCTGTTAACCTCTTTTGAGGAATGCTACTCTGTGCATATACACAGACCACTTTATTAATATACTTATATGTATAAGGGCACCCGAAGGCGCCCCTATAAATTATTTTATTATGCTGGGTTTGCTAAAGCAACCAAACATTCATATTTTGTTCTTGACCCGTTAATGAATTTTAAATTCCAACCCATGTGAGCTGCGCCTGTAGGCACTTCACTTGAATCGTAGTTAAATAAACCTACTGTCATACCAGAAATAAACTCATCTGCTGTATTATCTTCAAATAAGTTTGTTCTGTTTGCACTTGACGGTGCATTATTAGTTTGCAACTGTGTAGCAGCCCATAAAGGTGCTCCAGCAGCGTCATCTGTATTTGACCAACTTGACATATTATTCTCTCCCTTTTTAAATGTTAATAGGTACTCAATTTTCTATATAGTACCTATATTTATAAGGGAGATTGATTAGAAACCGAGTTTTTTCAACTCTGCGATTGTTTGATTAGCGTTTTGAAATGTAATTCCTATACCACCTCTTTGAGTAAACTCTTTGGTGTTCTTAACATAATCGTCAATTAAGATAGCTGGTTGACCAGCCACTTTAGCATAGTTCTTTTTTTGACTTCTCATTACTAGATTGATTTTACTTCTATCAATATTAGTGTTTCTCAAAACCCATTGAGATTTGCCTGGAATGCAATTAGGGTCATGTGCGTGTTCTACATAAGCACTTAATATATGTGGATTGTACTTCTTAACAAAATTGTATAGTTTCTTACCCTCACTAAGCCATGGTCCTTTTGACCAAAAATCTTTCTTAGCTATGATAGGATCCCAACGCTCTTTTCTTCCGAGGTCAGTCCACTTATTAATACTTAAACCTGTTGTCTGTTCAATGTTCTTTACAAAGTCAAATAGAACACCGTCCATGTCAAGGTATATTCTAGGTAAGTTTTTCATAGTGTTTTCCTTTTTATTATGACTTATCCTAACATATTCCTAGCCATATGGCAACAGCTTTTTTTAATTATTTTTTGAAGCCTGGTATGACTATTTTTGGTAGTCTATCTTTGGTTCTGTTTCAACCTTAGTTTTTGCACTTCCGACCAATGTTTTACCCTTTGTTTTTTCTGATTCGCCATCAGCGTCATTATTAGGTGCGACATCTTGTGCTTTCATATACTTGGAGTTTTTCTTCATTTCTTCCAAGTCTTTAGCTGCATTTGACCATAAAGTATTAACATCTTCTTTTAATTTCTCTACATCAAAGCTTTCTTCTTCTTGTGTAACTACAGGTTTCTTTTCACCTTTTTTAGGGTCATTATAACTGTCGTGTTTCTTTTGATTGATTACACCGTCAACAGATTCTTTTTTATCTTCTTTATCTTTGATTGCTTTTTGTAAAGCAGGTGGTAACTTCTTTTGTGCTGAAGTTAATTCATCTACTTTTGCCTCGTTTACTCCTTCAAAATAAATATCAACATCACTATCGTCTAATTTACCTAATCGCTTTTCATTACCTAATTTTTTTAACACATCATACATTTTATCATATTCTCTATCATTACTAGGTCTATTTCCTGAAGTTAATTTAAGTTGTTGTACATAGTTTTTATTTTTTTCATTATAGTAAACAAAGAAATTTATATTAACACCTCTAAATTTATAGTATTTACCACCACCTATAAAACTACCGTGTCTTTTTAGGTAAGATACCTCAGCGCCATCGCCTTTCATAAAATTAATATCTGTACTTTCTTTTAATGCTTTTTTGTTTAGGTCTTCGTTTTTGCCTTTATATTTTTTGTCTATGTTATTAAAAAAGTCTTTCTTTTCCATATCAGACATTGCGCCGATACCTTTACCAGCTTTTTCTAGTTCTTTTTTAAATAGTTTTTGGTAGGCGTTATCATTTAAATTCTTTTGCATTTCTTTGATAGACGCTTCTATACTACCATCTTTTGATTTTAAGTATGACATTATTTTCCCCTTACTTGTTTCGCTAAATCTTTGTCAGCGCCACCCCATGTTCCAGAGGATTTAGTTACAAATGAATTTACTCTAGCAAATGCCCATTGTTGCTGTGAAGCACCTGGTCGGTGTCCACCTCTCCAAGCGGCCATGCCTCTATCGTAAACTTTCTTTAATATTGAATATGGCATTCCAGATTTTTCAGCTTTCTTTTTTAAACCTGCAATCTGTTCGAATTTCATCTTTGCCAAATCGTGTTGTGTTTCTTCTTTTTTTGGTTTTAAACCTTGTTTCTTCATTCTTTCAAGGTCTGATAAAGTAGGTGCATTTTCTTCAGCCTTAACTGTTGCGCCATAAAAGTTTTTAAGGTCTGTAGCATACTTGTTAAGGTCATCACCTTTACCATCAACTTTCATTACTAAACCTTTTGCATGAATAGTAAAACCATGTTTTGCTAAATCAGTAGAGGCTTTTGCCATCTTATCCATAGTTTTAAAAGTAACAGTCATTTTTTTAAACTCTTTGATTGTTTCTTCTTTTTTCATACCCATTAGTTTATCAGCAATCTCATGTCCTTTTTTGATTGTTTTTTTCTCTAATGGTGGTTCGTCATTGTATTTCTTTTTAGCAGTTGCCATACCAATTGCATATGCTTTGTCTTTGGCCATTTCATCTAAACTTTCATTAACTCTTTTTAATACTTTCAGTACATCTGGATGTTGAGATAAACCCTTTGCAATTTTTTCGATAGCTTTAACAGCACCTGAATAGTTATCTGCTT